GTCAGGAGCCTGACCTAAAACATCAGCTACACCGGCCCCTGGCAGAAACAACGAACCAGTTGCAGCCGTGGGATACACATCAGCCGCTGTAGTTGGCTGCTCTATATCAGCTACAGACGGGCGCACCTTGCCAGCAAAGAACGGGCTATCACTAAACTCGTTGCCTAGCGCATCTGTCATAAGCTGCTGCGCCATCATGCGGCGAGCAAATCCAAGCGGTCTTTCAGCCATGCAACCTGACATCCTGTAATTTTGTATAGACGGGCGTGTTTATATAGCGGCTTCGTCTGCCGTCAGCGCAGGGGCTGGGGGTGTCGGCTAGGGGGCCAGGTAAATCGTGACCCGCCACTCCAAGGCGGTAACACAGAGCCAGCAAACCGTTGCTGTGCCTTGCGTTGCGCTAACAACTTAGCCACAGTGTTAAAGGTTTGTTAAAGTTATGAGCTTGACACAACCACAGGATCGCCGTCACGCACGATGTTAATCTGTACCGCTACCCCACCACCTTTATGAGCATCAGAGCCAAACGTGGCGCGTTGTGTGCGCTCTAAATACCAGCTATCAGCACGCCAGTCCTTTTCGCCTGCCCTGCCAATCCGCTGCACCCTGAGAGCCACAGCCGCGCTTTCGGCTGCGCGTGCCTTTTCACCAAACTCACTGTCCTCGTTCAGCCATCGTGTCAGCGTATTCTCATGCACTCCCACAGCTTGTGCCGCATGTAGCTTAGGCACTCCATCTGCAAGCAGGCCAAGCACTGCTGACTTCTTATCTTCCCTTACAGCTACGGTTGCACTCTGCGCTATCGGTTGCACATCTGTGCTTGGTTGCACTGGTTGCACTTCTGCAACTGGTTGCATAGCCTGGTTGCGCTTGTGCAACTGACGCCTTACTGCTGTCGTGATAGGCTTGTCTGCAACCCAGCCCTCTTTCTTGCACCGCTTCTGTATAGCCTGACGGCTCACCTCATAGTCACGCGCTACTGCTGTGAAGTTCTCACCATGAACCACACGCTGCTTTATCTCATCCCAGTCTACCTGGGCTGGCTGATACTTACGCATAACTATCCTGTAAAGAGTGAAATGCCCCAACACAAAGGCCATCATTGCGCTGGCGATGATGGTTGCTTAGGTCAGGACATTTCGTGTGATGACTATATCTTGTGCGATGTGAGCGGTTTGTCCCCACATCATAGGAAAATGATACACGATTTCGCGCACTTCGCAACCCCTTTGATATAAAAAATCAATACTGCTTGACACTTTCAGTCAAATATAGTATAAAAAGGTGTCAGCAAATTTAAACGGAAAACGTCATTATATAATGATGTGTAAGGTCAAGAAAGAAGAAAACAATGAGTATCAAATCAGCACTTAAAACTATAGAGCGTCATGCTAAAAGACGGAACATATCTGTCGAGGAACTGCACAGAGATTTATTAGGAGTAAACGGAAAGCTCGACCTGAACAATTATTCTTTAGATTTGCTTTGCGCGCATGAAAAAATTATGCAGCACAATGGATTTGTGTGGTCTGGTACGCATGGCGCTGGATGGGTCATGCCATTTGAAAAGCTCGCTGGGTAAGGGGGGAGAATAAACAATGAATACCACAGAGATGCTTGAAAAACTTGAACAGGAACTGCGTTTTGTAGCAAAAAACCCAGGCGCAAGAGGTGACAAAACTGTAAGCGAATATGCACAGCGTCTCGTTGAGTTTATCGATGGCTGTCAGGCAAACTTTAAATCTGATAGTGCAACCTAACAAGCGCATCCATATAACGCCGCTTGACAGCCCTGCCATCCATGCCAAGCCCCATAATCCTAGCTAGTTTTGTCCAGGGTGCGCCCCTAGCTTTGAACGCTGCGCTATGTGCAACCGCCCAGACTAGCTTACGGTCATCCTCTGGCATCACTGTAGTCAAACGCAAAGCTTCATCATACTCGCTTATCTGCTTTGCTGTAGGACGCAAGATTGTCTCACCTATCTGCGTCCAGCCGTATCCATGCCAATCCTTAACCACTTCAGGCCATGCTGCCAGCTTTGCTTTGCGTGTAGCTGGCGGTAAGCGTCTGTCTGTCTCTGCTGCTCCTAAAAACAAGTCATGCAGTGCGTTCACGTTCATGGTAGGCTTTCTCCATCCCCTCTATAAACTTGCGTTGCTGAAATAGGTGGCTCTCGAAATAGGCTTGCTGCACCTCTTTATATCGCTCAACAGACATTTGCTTTCGCATCTGCCTAAACACCTTTGCCTGTCTGTCGCCCCAACTGTTTACTTTGCGCCGCTCAACAGCTTGCTTGTAACGTGGATTAGTGCGCTTTGCTGTGCGCTCAACCACAGAACGAATTGCTGATGGGTCTATTTTTGGGGTTGACGGATTTTCAAGCATCGATAAAATCACCTTCGGTGGATATGACAGCTTAGCTAAGATAGCTAAGCTGAATCACTAAAAATATATAAAGGTATGAGATATCTAGCTAAGATATCTTAGCTAAGATACGGCCCTCCTTTTCTTGTTCATGCACACTAAATTTTCTGTTTTTTCATACATTCTGATAATCTGTTGGGTCATCTGCTCAAGCAGATAAGGCTCTGTGAGCAGCCCCCTGCCCCTCACATATTTTGGTAAAGCAACCCAAACACGGTCAGCATCCATCTGATCCTGGTGCGCTAAGTATATCGGCTCTATGTCCCAAGCTTCAGCAATCAGGAATATGCCCATTCCTTGCCTGATAAGCCGCCCATACTCTTGCTGGGCTATTTTGTAAGCCCATGCGCTCATCCCGTACATTCTCCGTCATCTGCCTG